CAGTCTTCATTAGGAGTGAAGAGGGCGTGTCCAACCTCATGTGAGATTAGAAGATCAAATACGGTATTACTTGCTTTATCCCACCTAGGAAGAGTCAGGACACGAGTATCCACATTGAACATCGCAGTATCTACATTGCGGTGTTCAACAATAAGATCCTCAGTTGCTAGGAGCTTCGCTAGTTGTCCTTTGACTTCTAGGTTGATCATAGGTGTTTCCCTTGGTATGAACCTATTATGGCACAGAAAGGGGGGGTTGCCCACCCCCTATGTGCCAGTTGTCCAAGTGGCACGACCCTCAACTTCCATAAAGTCACCAGGTTTCTTACTACTATACCTCAGACGCCTCTGATCATAATCCTCAGGATCCTGAGTAACTTGACATACTCTATCTCTGGTTACCCACCCAGTCATCAAGTATTTAACTCCATTTTGTAGTGGAACACCCCTATGTGGGTAGAAGGCGCTGGCGGGGAACATAAGAAGTTTGCCCTTTTCTGCCTTGATGAACTTTTGGTCTTCACCAAACTTAAACTCTGTTGTCCCATCATCATTAGAATATTCTAATCTATCGTTTAGATATAGAATAAAGGTAGCGATCCTTTCCCTAACACAGATTAGAGGATCTCCGTCACTATGCCTAATCAACTGATCAACCAAAGGTTGAAAATCATGATCACAATGCCAGTTAAAGTATCCACCAGGATCAGTTCTCTGTATCTGATATCCTAAGTCTTTGATGTGGTCAAGTTCTTCATAGTAAAACTGATCTACTAATATTTTTACATATCCAGATATGTATGGAGATAGAATATCAAAGATCCTATCATCCATATCTCCCCAACCTTCTAACTTACTGATTCCCAAATCATTTGATACCTTTGAGGCAGGTCCAGTATAGTTTGGACCATAGATACCACTGATTCCAGAAGATACCCTATGATCTGATTCGAATCTCTCAACCATCTCATCACAGATTTCATCTGAAAAAGCGTTGTGATATTCAAGGACTAAATCCATTCCATACTTCATAGGTACCTTCTAATATATTTTGATCTCAATTCAGAAACAAGGTATCCCAAACTATTTGTTGATTCTTCAAAAGTATCACATTCAAAATTATCGTTAAGGGTCATATCGTGAATTCTTTCAATATCACCTGCAAATTCCCTATCCATAATCTCTGAATATGCACTGGTAAGCCAATTAATTGCTACAATTCTGGTACCTCCCAATACTGGTTTTACACAATGGGGAATTCCTGTTAGGTATGTAACTGATTGTCCTGCTGGTAGTTTAAACTTCTTCACCTCGCTATCTACCTTGAGACATAGTTCACCACCTTCATATTCAGAAGGATCTGTTAGAAAGGTTGTAGTAGCATAGTGACCTAGTTTGGCTGAGTCAGTATGAATTCCATACTTACCTCCCGCATCCATTTTGGAGATAATGGTCCTAGAAATATGTTTAAATAGAGTAAGATAGTAGAGTTCTGAATCTTCAACGGTTTTATCCACAACTATCCTATCAATTTCAAGATACGAAGGATTATTGGTTATGGCTTGTAGGTTTATCTTATTTTTACTACTAGAAGTAACTGTTCCACTTTGCCAGACTAAACCTGCATAATTATTTCTGATCTCCCGGAGATCATTGGGAGAAAGTACCTCCCTCACGTAAATATTATTCATTAGTGTGTATGGATTACCCCGTTTTCATGAACATGGGGTACAGAAGAGTTGTAGAGGTGGAACTGACCATGTGATAGTCCAGCCCCAACTAGTGCAAATATAGCACCAAATAACAAGAACCTTTTCATAAGATTTAATCGTTTGTTTTATTTAGAGTTAGTTTGGAGAACCCTCGATCTTTTTCAAATCGTAGAACACTATCGAAACGTTCGTGGAGTTCCTGTTTGTGACTAATGATGAATACATTAGCATCTTGGACAACATATCTGATGATTTTAAGGAACTCTTCTGTTCCAAAACCATCTAGAGAACTATCAAACACCTCATCCATAATTAGGAGGTTAGTATTCACAGAGTTTCTAACCCTAGCAACTTCTCTCCAGGTGAATAGAAGTGCCAAGTCAATTCTCATCTTCTCACCCTCAGCGAATGAGGAGTAGGAGAAGTTCTCATGAATAGGTGATACTACAGTCTCACTAAACTCTTCATCTAACTCGAAGTTAATATAGAACTCCATCATCTGGAGATACCTATTCACCTGTTTGTTGATGAAGGGGATGTACTTGCGGATGATATTAGTCTTCACTCCACCATCTTTCAGTAACTCATAGACAAACTTATTGTTATCCATCTCAGAGTTTCTAGTGGAGAGGGTATCAAATACTCGACTCAGGTCATCTTGGAAACGATCTAGTTTCTCTTTCTCCTCTGTTTGGTTATCAATGGAGTGCCTGATAGATCCAATCTCACTTTCGAGATCACCAATATTCATACTGATACTGGTGTTCTTTGTATTATTGGTACTTACCTGGGTGTTGAGTTCTAGGATCTGTTTGGAGATACTCTTAAACTCATTCTCTCGGTTCTCTTCTCGTTCAATAGTATCTTCTAGTTCTTTAAACCCTTTGTTCATCTCCTTTGCTTTGTCACCCAACTCACTTAATCTGACACTACGAAACTCTTCATCAATATCCTGAGTACAGGTAGGACAGGAAGCATTGTCTTTGAAGAACTTGTGTTCCTTAGTGAGTGTAGTAATCTTCTGGGAAATCTTACCCCTTAGACTACCCAACTTACGTAGTTTATCAGAAGCATCCTCTAGTCCCTCCAACTCATCCTGAAGTTCTTTCAGTTTAGTTAGAGTTGTGATGTTCTCAGATTCTAGAGTTTGTTTCTCAAACAATAGAGTCTTGATCTTCTCTCCTTTAGATTCAATATTACTCTCACCCTTCTTAGTAATCTCATTGATAAAGTTCTTCTGCATCTCAGACTTATCCCTAAGAGATCCTCTCTTGAGATCTAGAATCTTGATATCTTCGCGGAGTTGTCTGATACGATCTTTGACAATACCTGACATCTGACTGAATACACGGATGTCTAGTAGGTCCTCAATTACATCTCTACGATTAGAAGCTGTGAGTTGCATGAAAGGAACAAAGGTAGATGCTCCAAGGATAATTACCTGAGTGAATGATTTATAATTGACCTTAAGAATATTCTCTTCTAATAGTTTCTGGTTATCCCTGTCATCACCACGCTTGTCTAGTAGTTTCCCATCTACTACAATATCAAATACATTAGGTTTGATTCCACGGCGAACCAAGTAACTCTTATTGTTTGTTTCAAACTCAATCTCAACTACACACCTCTTCTCAGTGATACTATTAACTAGTTGAGGTTTGGTGATCTTCCTGAATGGCTTATTGAATAGAACAAAGGTAAGAGCATCCAAAAGAGTACTCTTACCAGCACCATTACTACCAATGATGAGATTGGTATTGTTCATTAGGAAATCAACTTCAATACCCTTGTCTCCAGTGGATAGGAAGTTCTGCCATCTCAGTTTCTTAAACAACAACATAATTAAACTTTCTTGGCATCAGGTGGAATAAACAGGTCATCGGGTTTGACATAGATGTAACTATAACCTTTCTCGTTCAGGGATTCTACCACGGCAGATAGTGGAACCTCAAAAACTTCCAGTTCTAGTGTTTCACCCACAATGTATCCTTCATCTTCATTCAACATTATAACATACCTCTCAGCGTCTTCACCTTTCTCAAAGATTAGAACATTCTTCACACCCTCAGATTTGATGGTGTATACATCCATACCCTTTGCTTCTGATGCAGTAATGATATAACATGCGTCTCTCATACCTCACATGCCTCTCGGTAGATTTGGGAGATAAGATTCTTAATATCATCTTTCTGAATAGAACTATCTTCATAGTCTGCTTCATCTACATATCGGTTGAGAATTGATAGAGTGTTCTCTTCGATATCTTCTACCTGGAAGTCCTCTCCCTCCTGAACATTGAAGTTCTCTACGATCTTCATGTCTAGGATATTAGTCTTCATAAGTTTGTTTAGGAACTTATCAAAGAGTTTCCTGTCAGTATTCTTCCTGACAATAACCTTTACAATCTTACCTTCATACTCTTTGGCATTGAAGAGTTTGTAGTTAGTATCTTCGTAGTAGATAACAGAGAATAGAGTGTGTGGGTTATTCACATACTCAACCTCTAGGGTTTCAGTATCCAGTAGAACAAACCCTCTGGGGTCATTTACATCGTTCCAATACATCTCATATGGATTACCCACATAAAAGATCTTTCCGTTGTCTGAACGGGTGTGGAAGTGTCCTGAGAATACTTTATCAAAGTTGTTAAATACTCCATTGTCCAACTTACCATCCCTGTAAGTATGTCCTCTGTATGCCTCAAACCCATCCAGTTCTAGGTGACCAGCAGCGAACTTCGATGTAGAATTCTTAATCATCTTCAAGGACTCTTCCCTGTTCTCATCACACATCCAAGGCAGTAGAAGTGTATTCATACCCTCTAGAGTTACCTCTGTAGGACTATGGTATGTGGTGATGTTGTCGTAGTCTTTTAGTAGGAGACCTGGAGAGTTTGTTCTGTTAGTAGATTTGTAGTAACAATCATGGTTTCCCACGATCATATGGACATCGTATTCTGCCATAGGATTGAATACAACTCTCTTTGCCCAGTTGAGTGTTTCAAACCCAATAGACTTCCTACTATCAAAGGCATCACCCATATGGAGAATGGTTTTGACACCTCTCTCCTTTAGTGTGGGGAAGAATACCTCAGAGTAGAACTTCTCAAAGTGATCGTGAAGATACTGAGCACCTTTCCTTGCCCCATAGTGAGTATCCGTGATAACTGCGATCAATGCCATTCTAGTTTGTTCCCTTTATGAGTTTGATTTATTGATGGTGCAGAAATGACACCTATTGGACCATACGAGTTTGACTACACACCCACATTCCTTGCATTCAGATTCACTAATATAAGTTGTTCTGCCTTCTTGATGTGCATCATTCCTTCTATTATCAGAAGATGTGGGGTACTGATTCATGAGTTCAGTTTGTTAATAATGTTTTCCCTGATGGCATTATAATCGTTCCTATACTCGTTTGTCAAGTTAGTGTCACTTGTCATCAGAGACTCAAAACCAGTCTTCTCGACAATCTTGTTCTTGATGTCTAGTTGTCTCTTCTCTCTTTGGATCCTACGCAGAAAAGCATAGTGGATGATCTGAGTGAAGTAGGCAAAGGGGTTTCTAGACTTATTGGGGTCAAAGTTGTGAATGTATTGTACGCAGTTCTCGATACCATCCGAGATCATGTCCTCACGGAACATGTAGTTAACGAAGTTGGGTTTGTATGAAAGGTGGGTGGCAATCTTAAGGAAACATTCTCCTACGTAGTTACTGATACGTGGTTTAGGTAAATCTCTTCTTCTTGCGATATCCAACCTATCACGATAATCGATGAGTGCTGCTAGCAACTCTTTATTGTTTACGTAGTGTTCTGATTTAGCCTTTGCCATGTCATTTCCTTAGGATCTGAGTATGTCTATATTATAACACACGAATCCCTTGGGGGTCATACTTGCCATTTGGACAGGTGGTCGTTATAATACTCTTGTGGAGTTGAAAAGGGGTCGCTTAGCATTCATCAGGAGAACTAGGCACCTCCTTATAGATCTTCTCTAGAAGCTTTCTAAACCTATTCACTGACCCAACATAACCAGTTTCACTGGTATGGTTGAAACTATGTGGTCCAATTTGTAAGTGAAATGATTTAGTGTATTCTTTTTTAACTTCTTCATCATAGACACCTGTGATAGCAAAGATCTTATTCATGTCTATTTCATGTTCCCTACTTGTAGTTAGTAGAAACCATGGAGTAAATTTATATGCTTTCTTTCTAGTACTTTCTACATATTCAACTTTAAGTGGATCTTTAATTATAAGGTTCCTATTCAAACCCCTATCTACTACGTCTAAGACATAGCATATAATCTCTTCACCACTATCTAATTTGATTGATGCTAGTCTTACCTCATTCATAAGATTACCTTAGATTGATATTTACTATGTCATAATTGAACTTTTCATTGTTGTAAATCTTGATCCTCTCTATAAGATGATTAAGTGTGTAGTTTCTTCTTGATCCTTTTGTGCAGTCATCAGCAATGTCATATAACATTGCCTTATCTTTATTTGTTCCCTTTCTCAGTACCCTACCAATCGATTGCAGGTTCCTGATCCTGGACTTAGATGGGGAAGCAAAGATAACGTTGTGTAGGTTTTTAATGTTAATACCTGTACTATAAACTCCATAAGAGGCAATGATAATAGCATTGTTCTCCCTCTCAGTAATAGTTCGTACCTGCTCTCTGGACTCTACATCAACACCACCATGAACGAAGAAGACGTTTCTACCCTCTTCTGCCTTACTATTTATTAGATTGTAGAGGACCTCTCCATGTTTCTCCACCCTAGCAAAGAGAACTAGAGTGTTACCTTTTAGGTCTAATGCTAAGTTACTGATAAACTTATTCCTCTTTTCATGTCCAATTAGGTATTGGATTTCATCCTCAAATCTTGGAAAGATTTGTTCATCATGTTTCAGTAGAAGAACTTTGATGTCTAATTTAGCAACATGACCCGCCTCCATCAACTCTTTTGTTCTGATGGTATTGTATGAAGGACCAAACAACCCCTCTAACACCCACTTATGGGTCTGTGACCCGTCTAAAGTACCTGTGAACCCATATCTATACTTTGCATCACACAACTTACTCATAATGGATACCAGAGACTTGGACTTGAAGTTGTGTGCCTCATCCCCAATCACTACACTATACTTCTGAAAGTATGTCTTAGGTAACTTGTAGATAGACTGCCAGGTTGTAATAGTTACTTGTTTATCTGTTGTATTCTCTCGTCCAGCATATATCTTATGGCAGTTTGTTCCCACATCAAATCCGTAGTCTGCAAAATCCTTATACATCTGTTCCACTAGGGATGTAGTAGGAACAACAATCAATATATTTTCGTGTTTCTGTGTGTAGTATGCCACCAAGGCATAGATCATTAATGACTTACCAGAT